CTATACGTAACTTTTCTTCTTTGCTTATACTAGTGTTAGGTTTAAATATAACTTTACGTAATTTATTTCTAGGTGGCTCATCTAAATCTAACATGCTAACTTCATATACTATTTTACGTAGTAGCTCGTCGTGTATAGCAAATGAAACAAAGCCATTTAGTTTGTTTGTAATAACTTCTGCTAAAGACATAAACTTATCTTGGTCTAGCTGTGGATTTAAATACCATAATACTAGTAAGTGCCATTTTAAAGACTTGTACGTTGTTATCTTTGCGGAAGACCTAAACAACTCATAACACTCGTAAGTACCATCTAAATAAAACATATATACTTCGTTGTCGATGTCTGGTATATCTTTTATTGGATGTCTACGGTATACAATACGATTGTTATTTAAGTATGTTAATTTTCTTTCGTGTGACATTAGCCTATTACTCTATTTATTTAGGGGCTGTTGTCACAGTCCCCTGTGGTTTTAATTTTGCAATAATAATTCTTGTTTCATTATCATTACCAAATTTAATTTCATTAAATTGTTTTATTCTTTCAATAAGGTCTTTGTTCATATATCTTTTCTGTTTTAGGGTTTGCAATTGTATGTTTCTCACCTATGTAATAATTCCAATAAGCTTGGATACTACACGGGTCTTTGTATTCATCAGGCATACACTGTGGAGGTTGTTTAAACTCTACATGAGGTATATTAATAGGCGCTAGTCTCAATGGTTCTTTACATTTAGTTATTGACAAATGCTCTTTACCATATCTTTTAGTATATTCGTCACCTAAAGCCAACATGTGGTCGTACAACCAATGATAATGATGGTTGTCACTTCTAGTCCATATTGTTGATGGGTGATTTACATGAGCTGGTTTGTATGGTACGTCAGGGTCATCTAGTAATTCATGATGAGCTGTGCATAACATTTGAGCTGACTCAAGTATCATCTTGACTACATGTTTATTATATTGTAATCTAGCCGCTTTATCAGGGCATTTATCTAAGTAAAATATATTCATTATTCGTAATTTCTAATACATTTAAACAATGGGTGTCTGTAACTACCTGCTTTAGTTCTTTCAAAGTATGTAAACGTAGCTCTTTCACCAATATAATCGTGTATATTATCGAGTATATCTTTGAGTTGAGCGTATGTATAACCTTTGCCAGGTGGACAACCAAACTCTACACCATTGTCATCTTGCATGATAAACTTACCGAGTGTACCTTCACGTTTGCCTTTACCATCAACATAACCTACAATTAAAGCTTCGTCATCGTGAAAGTCTTTAAACTTACGTAGACTATGAGAACGTTTACACTGGTATACATCGTTAGTACGTAATATAGAGCCTTCAAAACCTGCGTCTAAGTTAGCTTGATGATACTCTTTAGCGTGTGATTCTGTAGACACAGATATAGTTGGAACATGTTTGATACATCTACCAGATTCAACTTGTGTGCTGATAAAACTGTTACGTACTTCAAATGAAGTATCTTCATCAACAATATCATAACAATAAAACTGTACATTTTCGGCTGATTTAAGTATATCCTCGTTGGTTGGTTTTGTTTTTCTGACCATAGATATGATAGACTCAAAATCGTCTTTAAAATCATGATTATACAACTCACCATCAAGTATTATGTTAGGGTATTTGTCAAAGAAAGGTACTAGACTTACTAGTATATGGTTAATATTTTTCCACTCTTTACCGGTACGTGAATACGCTGTAACTTTTAGATGACCTAACTGGCTTTTGTCACCTCTTTTTTCAGCTTGTATTAAACATCTAACACCATCTAATTTTGGTTGCATAAATACTGGTTTACTGTAATCAACTGGTTTATTGTTAACAGGGTATGCTAACATTGGTTTTTTTCTCATCATAAGTTATTTATCTTTTTTCTTAATTCATCAATTTTCTTTTTTATCTCAGCACATTTTTCATATTCTTCTTTTTCTTGATGAAGATTTAACTGTGTCATTAGGCTAGCTAACTCACCTAATAATTGTTCTTCGGTGTTTGTTTTTGGTTTAGCACTTTGGTTCATAAACATATCAAATGTATTAGTACTGTACCATTGTGCTTGTTCTTTAATATAAGTTGTTAACAATTTGTCAACAATTAGATCTGCTAATTTGTTCATTTCTTTATCTGTCATATTCAAATTTTTCTATTAATTTATCTGGTTTGCCTACAAATATACAATTATCATTGTAATCGAATATACTTATCCATACACCATGACCGTCTTTACACCATATAAAGTATTCATACTCTTCCCAGTCCATATTTCTTGGTTTTTGTAAGTATATTTGACCTGGTTCATCTTTTAAGTATTTAACTGTTTGAGCCGCTAAACAACCCATACCATTAGCCACTTTTTCTTCATCACCACTTAACCCGTTAACTACTACAAAATCTTGTAGATAGCTAGCTAGTGTCACGCCTAAACCCGATGGATAACCATCATAGTGATTATATATTTGTACGTGTATTTTATCTACACTTGGATGTGCGCTGAAAGTTACTCCATCTTCTCTTTCAACAAAGTTAATTAATGCTCTTGTTGCCATTTAAATTCTTTCGTTTTCATATTCATAATAATTCTCTTTAATTCTTTCGATAATAAACCTTCCGTTTGCTGTGTGAAACCCATAACTATGTGTCATTAGGCTATTAATTGGCTCGTTTGCTAGTAATAATCTCATTAAATCATAACTATCACACTTTAATTCTTCAGCCACATCATTTATAGCGTACGATAAAGCTCTACAATCGTGTCTTGGTTCACATTCAAGATCTTCTCTTATATATTTTTCTACTTGTTCTTCTGTCATTATTTTATGTATTTATAGATATACTCTAATGTAGATAACCAATCTCGACATCTTTGGTTGTGTCCAAACCATATCCATGTACCTTGAAAATCAGGTTGGCCTCGCCATCTACTATCGTCGATTAGTACATCGCCTATTAATAAGTCTTTTCTATGTGTTAATATTAATTTTCTTTTAAGATATGGGAAGTGTTGTTCAATCCACCTTCTCTTCGCTGCCCACATATCAGGTCTAGACCAAGGTGGTGTTGACGCTATATATATCTCGAAATCATTATCTAATCTCATAAGAGCGTCCTTTGCACCTGGCATAGCCTGTAAATTACCGTAATCTACGTGGAGGTCGGGTCTGTGTATAGCACAACCTTGCTCTTCTTCTAGTAGTTTATGTTCTCTACTAAAATCAGCAATCACACCATCCATATCTATATACATTATTTTCTTCATATCTAATCTAATAATACCATGTAAGCTGTTGGATTGTGTACTCTAAACCATTGTAATCCTTTTCTATGCATACTTAATAACTTGTCGTTATATTTACCCATTTCAATTACCATAGTAACACCCATCACAAAGTCATACATAGATAGTTCTATATTATTTAACTCAATCTCTTCTCCGGTAAATCTGTTTGCTACAGTTTCACCGTCTTCATAAACAGTTCCGTTAAACCATTTAGGTAATGTTTGTTCTTTTGTCATATTATATTACTTTTTGCACTTCAGTTACTGTATTCTCTTCTGTATCCTTTGGTAATACATTAAACCTTTTGTCTATCTTAGCCATTATAGAGTTTGTTATTTCGTAAGTAGAATTCATACTAATACTATCGATATATACTCTACCATCATACTCCATACCGAAATCATATTCATAAGCATCTGGATTATCAAAGTCCAAACCGTCGACAGCATCTTCAATTACACTAGCTAGTTCATCATACAATTCACTTGTAAGTTTAGGTTTGTTTACATTATCTAATTGTCTTTGTTTTTCGTTTAAGTCAGTTTGTAATGACTGTATTTTCTCTTGTAAGCCTTTTACTGTAGCTTCTAACAGTTCTTTTGTTTCACTCATGTTATTTAATTATTAATTTATATTCTCCTGATTTATATTCTTCTCTAGTTCTAAGATATTTCATTGGAAACTCTTGATAGGTTTTAAATGAACTAAATCCATTTGGACCTTCACTTAGTATTTCTATTGTACCATACCCTGCCCAATGAGGACCTTTGTTCATTATTACTATTATTTCTTTTCTTTCTTTAACGTTAGAGTAATCTAAGTTAAACCATAAATGTTTTAGTTCGTGTCTACTTAGTTTTCTTTTTTTCATACTCTTCTATATTTTTATTAAATATATTTCTTCTTATACTACATTTTATCTGTGAGGTAATATACATACCTACTACAATACCTACACCTATCGCTATTATTAATTCTATCATTTCTTTAATTCGTTTAGTAAATAATTAGTTATATTATATATTGCTAAATCATATATTCTTATTTGAAATAGATCATCTAGTTGAGACACACAGCCATCATATTCTTCTATAGTAGGAAAATACTGTCGAGCTTCTTCGTCATTTCTAAGATACTCTTCTAAATATTCTTTTGATGTTTTATTGTGTTCTTCTAATAATTTTGTTAATATTTCTTTGTTCATGTTATATTATATCTATGTCCGTTAATAATTACTTTTACTTCTGGTTCGTTGGATTGAATTTCTTCTAGTATGTTATTAACTCTATTAAGCTCTTCTTCAACCATCTCATGTTTCCATTTAGGTATAAACTTACCATCTTCTATCATATTAGCTTGTTTTATGTAATAATTTTTGAGACAATAGTCTATTAAATACTCTATTCTATCTCCTTCGTATGGTATGAGTACACAACCTCTACAAGTCATCTTATTATACTTACCATTCCACTTCTGTACATACTCACCATCAACCCATTTACCATCATAAGATTTGTAGTAATGGTCGTAGTAATTTCTTTTGTTTAGTTGATAAGGTGTGTACCCACCATTCATACGTCTTACATAACCTGACTTGAAACTACCGACTTTAATATATTCACCGTACATTTTTATTGGTAATTTAAATATTCTTGTACCATTTTTCTTTTGTCTACTTGTCGTAACTTCTTGTATATCAAGTAGTTGTAATGTTTTTTCTATACTCATATTATTTATTTCTAAATTGATTACTATGACTTAGTGCTTTCTTAGTCGTTAGTTCATCTATTTTTTCTTGTACTTGTTTTATCATTTCCAACCAGTATTGTCTAGTTATAATAGGTCTTCTACCTATTAACTCTGCTTCGTCCTGACTCTTGTGCATTTCCATTGTAAAGTTATCTACCATTTCATCTAGTATAACTCTGTCTTGTATATTAAACTTTTTCATCTATCACTTGTTTTATAGTTTTACCATCTTCATTTACATAATTTTCAAAAGCGTGATTAAGCGCGTCTTGACTATCTTGATCTAACTCTGTACCGTCTTCAAGTGTCCAGTTAGGAGACTTATTATCTACAAACACCGTGTCTTCATTAACCTCTTGAATATCAATTAGTTGTGTCATGTAGTCGTCTTGTGTAAGTAATTCAACTTGAAAAGTTTGTATTGCTTTTTTCTCACTTTTACCGTATATTACTTGTATACACCTCATGTCTATAGAGTCTTTGTACTCTATTTTAAATCTTTTCTGTTTCATATTATTTATTTTCTATTAAAAATCTATCACCGAACATATCTTCCCAATCCATATCTGTTAAAGATATACTAGTCCATGAGAACAAATCTCTTACCGTTTCAACAGTTAATTCACCCCAAAACTTATTATTTTGTAATTGTTTCTTGATATTTTGTGGTCCGTGTTTGTATAAGCCTGAGTCTATATACTCTTCTATCACCGTTTTATACTCTGGTTTGAGTCTGTTCCATAGTGTGTTCATATTATTATATTTTATTTGTTTATATTATCTTTCTATCTCCGTATTATGTTTGTATTTAACATAACATTGTACCATAACCTCTACGTTGAGTCATTTTAGCTATTTTAGCAGCATCACTTTTAGACATTATTTGTATACTATTACCTGTTTTGTGATTTATAAGTGGTGCACAACCATATTGTTCTACACTACTACAGTTTACACACACTTTATAACCTAAATCTAACCTACCTTGAGGTATAATCTCACCACATTTACACACTTGTTTAGTGTAAAACTCGTACTCTTGTTCGTTTTTATACATATATTTTTATTATATTATCTGACTTTATTCGTATTTGTTTTGTAATTTAGTCAAGACTTGGTTCTCTACCTTTACTCACATCATTATCTACACACCATTTAATAGCTTTTTCCATTGGAGTTATTTCACGTTTCACTTCATTCGACCATATTTCTTCTGCTCTTCTTTCTGTTTCTTTACGAAATGAATCACTTAATACATTAGAATAACCTAAATAATATTCTTGACCGAAACTGTCTATTACTTTAACACTATAATGTGTATTACCTTGATATTTATCTATTATTATTTTTCTTGACATACTTTATTTTTTTCTATGATTATGACATTTACCACTTATATCAGCTGTTTTATTTTTACATGGAAGGTTCTTTTTAGTTTTTCCACTACATATTACAGTCGGATACACTTCTTTTTTCTTGTGATTTGGGTCGTGGTGATGACATAGTTTACTACTAGATTTAGTTATTTGCTTACATTGTACATTCTTTTTAGTCTTACCTTCACACTGTACTTGTGAAAATCCTACTAAAGAAATACACATCATTCCTATTGTTATACTTTTTCTTATCATTTTTTATAAAATTCATTTATTAGTGAGTCAGATTTATACTGATAATCTATCCATAGTTTGTCTAACTCGTAGTTAATTCTTACTTGTTTCTGTGTTAATTTTTTAGTTCCACAACTACATAATAGTAATGTGATTACAATTGTTCCATACACTATAAAGAATATGTTTTTACTTTTTCTTTCACTCATAATTTATATATATTTATACTTGTTATTAATTGATATGATAGTGGAGTCTCTAAATTCATTAACCATTCTAACTCTTTAGTAATTTTAGTTAGGTCATTGAAAGTATGATACATCACTTCAAACTCATGGTCTAGTTTAATTTCCATTTCGTACTTCATAATTTATATTTTTGTTATAGACTACCTGTCGGTAGTTTCGTCTAATAAAGACTCGTCAGTATAACTTATATCATTTCTAATATTTCCTTACCTCTTAATATCATTGGTATGTTATTAGTTGCAGTATATGACTTGTATTTTTCCCAACACGGTAATTTACTTAAAGTATCTTTCATAATATCGTACACTATATCGTGATTGTAAGTTATTTCATCACCTTTTTTCGTCGTGAAAGTTATAATTTGATTTTTACCGATTAAAGATTTTCTTACTACAAATCTTTTTGACTTCATTACATTTTTTTCGCTCATAATTTTTAATTTTTAAAGTTTATATTTATATTTATTTCGTTTCATTATTCGTTTATATTATCCAAATACGTTCGTATTTTATTTGTATTACCTTTTTAATTTATAGTCTAAATCTCGATTATAAGTAAGTTTTGACTTAAAATTATTATAATTAAAGTATGGATTATTTTCGTAGTGCTCGTCAAGACTTATATAAGTATAACCTTTTAAATTGAAGTATTCTGTATAATACTTATTAAACCATTTTGGTAATTGGTGTAATTGGTAAGGAATATAAGTTTTATTATTTAATTTAATAATTGAGAGTTGATTAGTTTTAATTTTAGTAGGCATAGTATATTTATTTTTATTATTAATTAGTTTCGATTATATTATCGAAATTAGTTCGTATTTAGTTTGTATAAAAGTATGTTATTTGTTTAATAGATAAAAAGAGTTAGTAGACATACCACTTACTCTCTCTATCTTCAATTCAGATTTACTTTTATATTATCTACAGAATGTTGGAATGTTATTAGTATTCGTGTAAGACTTATACTTCTTGAAACAGTTCATATTGTCGAATCTTTCTTTATTACGAGTGTATACTTCGTCGTGATTGTATGTTATAGTCTTACCTTTCTTAGTAGTGAATGTTATGATAGTGTTAGTACCAATTAAAGACTTTCTGATTACGAATCTTTTAGTTGTTAGTTTGTTAGTTGTGTTTGACATAGTAGTAAGTTATTTAGTTAATATTAGATTGATTACATATATATTATCTAAATAGTACCGTATTAAGTTTGTAGAATTAGTGTGGTAGATAGTAGAAACGAGAATAAAGTAGTAGAAAGTAGAGAGTTGAGGTGGGGCCCAGAAGAGAAGTGGTTTTCCCAGGGGGAGTGGGGTAGTATAGGAGAGGAGCAATACTCCACCCCAATATTTATAACAACTTTTTTTTGTGACATAAGCCTATTAAGAATAATTAGTAACAGGCAAGTGTCACACTTTATGTAAATAATTATTTTACCATGTAATTATTAGTAATAACTAATAACACTAAATAAAGAATTATGAGTTACACGCCGTTTAAAATGAAAGGACCTTCTTTGCTAAAGATGGTAAAGAAAGGTAAAAGAGCCTATGAGAAATTTGCTGATCAAATGCCTGGCCGTAGCGAATTAGAATTAAAAGCACTTGGTCCAGAAAAAGCGACTGAACTTGCCGAAAAAAGATACCGTGATTATAAAGCAAAAGAAAAAGCTAAAAAAGATTCTTCACTAAAGATGTCAAGCGAAAAAAAGAAGAAGAAAGGATTAGCTGATGACGGTAAAAACCAAAGAATACTAAAAGAAATGGAAAAACTGATACCGGGAAAATACGGTATACGCACTACCATTACCCGAGGAAAACCGGTAGAAGGAAAAAAAGGACCTTAAAATGAGCAAACAAAGATTATCAGCTGCTGCAGCAAAAGCAAAAGCTGTTAGAGATTTAGCATACGCTAATTCACCTGCTAGAGAAAAGAAACGTGCGGAAAACCAAAGAGAACGTAGAGCTGCTATAAAAGCTGGTGTTAATATAAAAGGTAAAGATTACGACCATAAAGACGGTAAATTTAAATCAGTACATGCTAACCGTGGTAACGACGGTGAAGGTACTAAAAAAGAAGGATAACTATGGGATACAAAATGAAATATACAAATGGTAGAAAAGCAGATCCTTCTGCATTCCCATTTAAAGTAGAATCTGAAAACGCTGTATCAGATTCTCCTAACAAATTTGCTAATATAGTAGGAGAAGCCGAAAGAATACCTGGTCTTGGAGCCTTACCTGGTTTTGCTAGAGGTTACAAAGAAGGTGGATTAGGTGGAGCTGTCGTTGGTTCAGTTTCGGGAGCTTTAGGTTTAACAAAAGGTGATAGTAGAGAAACTTTAGCTAAAGAAAAGCGATATGAAGATGAAATAGCAGCGGCTGGACTAGATAAAAACTTTTGGGGCAAAATAGGTTTTGGAGGCGGAAACAAAAAAGCTAGAGCAGCTTTAATAAGAGATTTAGAAGAACAAGACCAAGCAGGGTTAGATAGAGAAAGAATAATGTCTAGAGGCGGTGTAACTGCTGGCGCATAAAACAATAAAAACATGAATAAAAAAGGATTTCAACTAAGATCAGGCAATAGACCATCTTTTTACAAGATGAGTGGGGCTTCGCCTTTCAAAGAAGATGATAATAACAATAATAATGACACTGGTAACGCTGGTAACGATGCTGATAATGCTAGCGATAACGGCGAAGAAGAGAAAAAAGACACTCCAGATCCAGATAAACCACTAGCAAAAGTAGGAAAAGTGCTTTTTAACTCAATAGCTGGTGGTTTGAACGCTATACAAAAGAATAAAATTAAGAAATTAAAGATTAATTTTGGCCATAACGAAGCAAAAAGGAAAAAAGAAGCCGAAGCTGAAGATCCTGGCACTAGGCATTTTGGCAGTATGATGGATGGTACTGGTGCTTTTAAGCAATTTAGCAACGTTTCTAAAGAAGAAAACAAAAATGATTGATAAAAACACCATAATAAACGCTGTTTCTCCTTTAAAAAGAAAAAAATCTTACAGAGGAGGTACAAAAGTAAAAAAAGCGGCAACTGCTACATCTAAAAGACGTGGTGGATTTGCTAAAAGTACAGCTACTAGCAATAAAGCTGGTTATAACGTGCAAACTAGGTTTAAAGCCATGAGAGGTAAGGCTCCTGCTTCTGGCAGTCCTGAATCACCGGCAGCCCCAGCACCACAAAAACCTTATTCTTTTGATAAAGATGGGAATGTTGTAGTTAATAACTATATAGACGTAGCTGGTGGAACAAATGAAAATATAAATAAAAACATAAATATAAACGAAAATATAAACACCAATAATAATCCTGACAACAATACAAAAACTAGTGACAAATACAAGTCTGGAGAAGAATATAGAACAGTTGGTGGAAAAACTAGAGAAAGCTACGAGCAAGTTTGGGAAAGAAAAAAAGATAAATACATGACCAAGGGTCAAAAAAGTAGAATGGGAACTGATAAAAACGCATATAATGTATTTGCAAATATAGATGAGTATATAGATTATATGGAAAGAGTAAAAGAATACAGAAAAACTAAAGAGGGTAAAGAGTGGACTGAAAAGAATATAAAATCTAGTAAAGAAAGAAAACAAAAAAGAACTTGGGAGCAAAAAAATGATGAGCCCAAAGTTTACACCCCTTGGGAAGACATATAAACAATTAATTAATTAAACATAAAAATAGAAACAATGGGATTTAAATTACCAGGAAAATCAATAATAAGCGGAACTAGTGCACATAGTTCGGCTTTAAAAATGAAAGCAGAAGCTGATGCTGCTGCTAAAATGAAAAGAGAAGCTGCTGCTAAGATGAAAAGAGAGGCTGCTGCTAAAATGAAAAAAGATTCACCAATGGATAAAGCGTTGGTAGGAAAACAACATAATTTACCAGAGCATTTAAAAGCTAAAATCGAAGCTGCTCCAGGAAAAATGAAGCCTTCTCCAGCAAAAGAGAAAAAAGCTTACGGTGGAGATGGAAGAACTTGGTCTGAAGCTGACAAAGACTCTAAAGGAAACTTAAATAAAATCACTAACGAACAAAAAGCTTACGAAAAGAAAAAGAAAGGTGAAAATCCTGATTGGAACAAAAGAGAGGATAACACTTGGAAAAAGAGACAAAACAAAATTAACGCAGCTGTAGGTTCTAAAAAAGTTTATGATGTTGTAGACGAAAAGAAAACTACAACTAGAAAAAGTGATGGCGAAACAGTTGTTAAAGGATTAGGTGCTCAAAAAGGAAAAACCTTAACAACTACAGAAAAAAGCGCTGAAAAAGCTAGAATAGATAATCAAAAAGACATTGTTAAAGGCGCTAAAGCGGATATAAAAGAAGCTAGGAAAGATAAAAATAAAAGCGGTGTTATTGAAGCTAAAGACACAAGAGACGAAGCTCAACTAAAAATAGCAGAAGAAAGAAGTGGAAAAAACAATGCTAAAACTGGAACTGTAGTATCTAGACTTGTAGGTAAGGCAAGAGCAGCGTACAACAGGGCGCAATTAAATAGAAGAGCAAAAAGAAACCCTAAAGAAGAAAGTTCTCCTGTTACAATGAAGCCGGGTAGATCACGTAGTAAATCTGATAAAGAGCAATTTACTAAAGCTGATGGAAAAGCGACTAGAAACATAGGAAAAAAGCTAATGGAAAAGAAACTGAATAGAAAAATTAACCCTGACACTAGACGTGATGGCAAAATTGATAGAGTTGGCGTAAAAGCTGATAGAGCAAGAGGAAGAGCTGACAGACGAGGATCTAAAACCTAAACAAATTAATATTAACCAATACATAAAACCAAAAACTATGACTTATTTGTATTACAAAAGTTCGTATACCACGAACACAAAACCGAATGAAAAAACTATTAACCAATGGAAACACCTTGCAGAAAAGAAAAACTGGAGGATTACCCAATTACCTAATGGATTTTATCAAACAGAGTGCTCAAACCCTGATAAAGATGATTGGCACGCTGTTACTAGAAGAGAAACGATTGAAGGTGCTGAAACAGCAATTGACGGTAGCATCGATCATTTTTCTAAAAAATTAGAGTCTGTTAAAGGCCCTAAAGTAATTAAAACTTTTAAATAATAAACTATGGCCTTTAAAATGAAAGGATGGTCTCCTTTTAAAAGCACTGATGAAGAAAAAAAGAAAAAAGATCAAGAATTAATAAAACGGGGCTTTAAAAAAGGAAAAGATGGTTATTGGAGAAACAAAGAGGGATTAACACCAAACCAAGTTAAACACGGTTATAAAAAACCTCAACGTGCTAATAAACCTAAAAACTAGTAGTAAATAAATTAAATTAAATTAAATGGAATATAATCTACCTAGTGAGATTGTCAAAGATTTAAACTTTGGCGATCAAGCTAAAGCTAAAATTATTAAAGGCGTAGATAAATTAGCACAAGCTGTTAAATCTACGCTTGGAGCCTCAGGACAATGCGTTATATATGAAGACGCACGAGGCAACCCGGTCATAACAAAAGACGGAGTAACAGTTGCAGAATCTGTTGTCTTATTCGACCCGGTTGAAAATATGGGAGCTACCTTGATAAAGGAAGCTGCTAGAAATACAGTGAAAGAAGCAGGTGACGGTACTACAACAGCTACCGTTCTTGCTGAAGCACTAATAAAAGAAGTTGGTCGTGAAAAAAACGCAACTATTAGAGAGATTAAAGAAGGTATAAACTCTGGGTCAAAGAAAGTAAACGATTATCTTGATAGTATTAAAATTGAGGTAAAAGATGATATGTTAAATAATGTTGCTGCAATTAGCTGTAATAACGACATAGCTCTTGGCAAGATAATATCTGAGGCTTATGAGAAAGTAGGTAAAGATGGAGTAGTGTTAATGGAAGGATCTGAAACAGAAAATACATACGTCGAAGTTGTAGACGGTGTACAAATAGACTGTGGTCTTACTTCTCCACATTTTGTAACTGATACAGACAAACAAAGATCTGTATTAGAAAACCCCTTAGTACTTATAGTTGAATCAGAGATACCTAATATTAGAAAAATACAAAACGTGTTAGAGTTTGTTATTAAAAATAACAAATCCTTACTTATAGTAGCGCCAGTATCACAACAGGTAAAAAGCGCGTTACTTATGAATAAAGTAAAAGGTAATATTAAAGTAAATATTATTGATTTACCAGGCTTTGGCCCTACTAAAAGAGACACTGTTAAAGATTTAGCATTACTAACTGGCGCTGAGGTTATAAATGAAGAGCTTGGAGATGATTTAGACGGTATATCTTTAAATGTGTTAGGAGAGGTTGAAAAAACAGTTACAGATGATAAAAGCACTGTATTTACAATTCTTGATACTATAGATGTGTCTGAAAGAATAAAAGAAGTAACAAAGCTTAAAGATAAAGAAAAAGATGGCTTCTTAAAAAGATTTTTGGAAAAAAGAATAACTATGTTATCTGGATCTGTTGCGGTGGTTAAAGTAGGCGCAGATTCTAAAGTAGAATTAAAAGAAAAGAAAGATAGAGTTGAAGACGCAATATACGCTACAAAAGCGGCTCTAAAAGAAGGTATTGTACCTGGCGGTGGTGTAGCGCTATTAAACGCATCAGAAAGAGTGTGTTGTGATAATATAGGTGAAGCTATATTATTAAATGCTATTAAAGCTCCCTACCAAACTATATTATCAAACGCTGGTATAGAGCAGACTGAAGAGTTAGCAGGTGGCAACGGTATAAACGTTGTTACTGGTGAAGAGGTAGATATGGTAGAGGCTGGAGTTATAGATCCTGTACTTGTTACTAAAACAGCACTTAAAAATGCGATTTCTGTTGTGACTACTATTATATCTGCAAATTGTGTAATATCTAATATAAGAGTAAATGAAGGCAGTTAATCATTACATAATTATAGAGCAGATAAAAGAAGGTCCTAAAAAAGTAGGTGGACTAATATTAACTGATGAAGTTAATGAAGACAATAGGTATTTAAAAGCAAAAGTTATATCTGTTGGTAATCTTGTAGAAGGAATAAACGAAAACGATGTTGTTTATTACGATAAGCACGCAGGCCACGGTATACAGCATAAAAATAAATTTTACGGCGTTATAAAACAAATGGACGTCGTACTCATAGATTAGACCTAAACTACAAACCAAAATCCAAAAACTTAAAAACGTAAAATTAACCTAATTATTAACTAAAACAAAAAAAAACAATGGAAAGATTTTTGTATTTTGCAGTCGCTGCTAATGATGCTACTGCATACCCAGTGTCAGCTCTTAGAGGTATAGATACGGCTAACGGTGCTATTCACCTGTACTTTACACCTCAAAGAATTACTGATGTTGCTGCTACTGACTCTACTGATAGAGTTCAGTTAACTTGTGGTACTGACGAAAAAGCAGCTGTAAAAGCTGTGATCGAAGCTGCTATGGCGACTGGTTCTATGAAAGAGCCTATGGTCACTATCGCTGATAGCGAGAATAGTATCTTCATAGGTGGTGGTATCACTGCTTGCGCTGGTATTACTTACGCTACGTAGTAGATGCGACTAACCGCGCAAGATTTGCGTGAAATGAATATCCTTAAGTATTACAGGCTCACAAGAAAGTGGGCTTGTAAGACTTACGGGTTAACAGATGCAGATTTAGAATTATTAATTTACTTAGATTGTAAAAAAAGATTTACACGAAACGAATTTATAGATGGTACTTACACCATGAGCTGGGATAAAAACCGGTGGGAAAAACTAAGAAGAGATGGCTGGATAGAAGTGTGGAGACAAAGAAACAGAACTACAATAAAATACTCTATATTTAAAACTTCATTTAAATGTAGCCAACTAATAAGTAGAATATACAGAATACTACTTGGTGAAGAAGATTTACCTGTTTCAGAGCGAAGTGTATTTTTTAATAACAAATCATATACAGATAAAGTTTATAATAAAGCTATAGATGATATGATAAAAGATAAGGATAGATGATAATAAAAAATATGGCTTATTGGAAAGCTAAAAACTCTCCTGCAAAGAAAAAAAAAGATCCATACACTAAAAAAGATTACGATTTTTTAAAAAATCAAAGAGAAGAAAGAGTTCACGTAACAGACTACTTAACCAAAGATAAATCACGTGGACCGTGGGAAAAAGAAAATAAACTAACTAAAAAGCAAAGACAAGAAAGAGAGCGTGCTATCGAAGTAGATCATAATGTAGGGGCTAAAATGGATGGCGCTAGAGATTTTTTAAGATTAGAGTCTGTAAAAAGAGGTAAAATAAAAACATCAAAATAATAATATGGCATTTAAACTAGGATCATCACGTGGACCGATACTTAATAAAGGACAAGTTAACTCCAAACTTTCTTTTAAACAAGATGATTCATCTATACCTGGAACGCCAGTATTACGTAAAAATTTAGAAGGAGGTATAATGGGCGAGGCTAACAACGATGGATCTATATTTATAAGTGATAAATTAGTTCCAGGAAGTATGGAAGAGCAACACGTCCTTATGCACGAGATGGTACACCAAACAGATATGAAGATAGGTAAGCTTGCTTATGACGATAATTATATAAAATGGAACGGTAGAGTTTACGAAAGAAAAAACGGAATGATTAACTACAATGGCGAGATGTTACCAGAAGGAAGCAAAGAGTTTCCTTGGGAGCAGATGCCTTGGGAATAAAAAAATAATATGGCATTTAAAATGAACGGATGGAGTGGTTATCAAAACTCTCCATTTAAAAAAGATGAAACACCAGGGTCACAAAACCCTAATTTTCCAGATGTAATGTATACTAAAGATGGTAAAGCAGTTAAAAGTACTAATATCGACGAAGGACAGTTAGATTTAAAACCAAGTATAGGGCCAAAAGGAAAATTTGTAAACTATGATAAAGGTGATGGTACAAAAATAAAATACTACTACAAAAACCCTGTAAAAGCACCAGATCAAAGCAAATTTAGTGATTTAGAAAAATATGATGACGATAAAAATTAGTATATAGCTATGAGTATATTAGGTAAAATATTTTCAGGTGGAGCTACTGAATTAATAAAAGGTGTAGGTGGCGTTATAGATAAATTACATACATCTAAAGAAGAAAAGCTTGAAGCAGAGAAACAAATAAAAGATATGATAATGGGTTACGAAGCTGAGATGCAAAAGCAAGTAACTGAAAGATGGAAGGTTGATATGGCCTCTGATTCTTGGTTATCAAAAAATATAAGACCATTAGTTTTAATATTCTTATGTGTATCAACAGTATTGTTAATATTTATCGATGCTGGCGTTATATCATTTGAAGTTAAAGCTTCATGGGTAGACTTATTACAATTAGTATTAATAACAGTGATTGGTGCTTACTTCGGTGGTAGATCACTAGAAAAAGTAAAAAAATAAAATGGGAATAAATTCAACAGAAGTAAGTTATGGCTTTGGCCAAATGGGGTCTGTGTTTAACAACACTGTATCTGCTATCACACCTCCAACAGGAAAAGTATTTGTAGCAATTACGTTTTTGACTGATACCACACTAAACACAACAGCGGGATTAGTAGCTGATAACGATGCTGGTAATGGCTTAGAATATGCTGGTACTGGAACAGCGGCTCACAATTTAACAGTTGGTTCTGAAACAGGAGTTTCTGGTGGTGGTGGTAAAGCTATTGTTACAGCAACTACATTTCCTAAAGGAGTCACAATATACGGTAGATGGACTAAAGTAACAACAGTTTCAAGTGGTCAATATATAGCTTACATAGGGGACTAATGTTGGGATTAGGAGTTAGTTTAGTTTACGGTGGATCTATAGACACAGAGATAAATCACTCTCTGTCTTTTGATGGCACAAACGACTTTGTAGATTTTACATCAGCTGGGTTTCAATCTAAGTTAGCAGATGATGATGCTAATTTTAAAACATCCGGAAGTGTATCTATATGGGTCAGACTTAACACTATAAGTGTTAATAGCCAACTATGGGACTTTGCTTTAGACACAAATAACCGTATACAATTACAATACAAGCACAGTGGTAATGAGTACAACTTCACATTTAAAGGTGGTGGTACTGGTAAAACAGCTGTGGAAAGACCTACTTCATCTCACGAGAACGACGGCAACTTTCATCATATAGTTTGCACTTGGGATAAAGGTGATGATAATGAAATGAAAATATATGTTGATGGATCTTTAGGTGCTACCACAGCTTTAGCATCAGTAGCGTTGTCTGGAGATTTTGATGATACTGCTGATAGTACCGTTGGTCCTGATGGAGCTGGTGGTGTAGAAATATTATCAGGAACTTCATTTAACGGTAGCGCTGATTTAAACGCGTATTTAGATGACTTCGTTTTATATAGCGACGTGTTATCACCATCGGAAGTAGAAACTCTATATAACGGTGGAACATCAGACCCAAGTTTGTACTCAAGCTTAGATAACAATATTGCACACTGGAAATTTAACGAAGGTACTGGTAACTCAGTAACAGATTCAGTTGGTGGTTTTGTAGGTGAGTTAGGAACTGGAGGTAATGCACCTACGTTTAGCACTAACAACGCTGCTGGCGAATAAATAACAATTAATTAAAATTAAATAAAATGGCAAAAAGAAAAACACCAAAGGCTGCTAAGCCTGCAAAAATTAGTAATGAGCATTTAAACGAAATGCAAAAGATTATAAACAATTTAAATAGAGCTCAAATGGAGATAGGTAGCTTAGAAACTAGAAAACACGCTATACTTGACCATGTAGTTAGTTTTCAAGGAGAGCTAGCTAAAATGCAAGAGAATCTTAAAAAAGAGTACGGTACAGATAATATAAATATACACACCGGAGAAATAAGCCACGATGAGCAAGCTAATTAGAAAAATTACAGTAGGTAAAGACTACAAGGAAAACGCTATGCACTACGCTGTTGGTCAAGACGTGTACGGTGGGCATACAATATCAGATATTATAGAAGAAAAAGATAAATACTCTATATATATTAAAAAGAATAAAGATGTTTTACCTTGGAAGGACTTTAACAAAAACATGGCTATATCTGTAGAGTATAACTTAGAATACTAATGAAAGCGCCTTTTGACTTTGTTATAGAGCCAAAGGGAAATAGATATAACAATACTAAAAAAGTTGGAGATAAAGATCTTATAGTTAATACCGAGGTTTATAATCATCAATTTGTAAATAGAGAGGCTATTGTTAAATCTGTGCCTACGGCTTTTAAAACAGAAATAAAACCAGGGGATACTATTATAACACATCACAACGTTTTTAGACGTTGGTTAGACGTACAAGGTAATGAAAAAAATAGTAGAAGTTATTTTAATGAAGATACTTATTTGGTAAAAGAAGATCAAATTTTTTTATACAAAAGATCACAACCTTGGAGTAGATTTAAAGAAGGTGAGTGGATAGCTACAAATGGGTATTGCTTTGTGCAACCAATAAAACAAAGAGACAAACTAAAACCAGGGGAAGAAGAAGAGTGTGTAGGTATAATTAAATATACGGACGGCGTGTATAGCAAAAACGAACTAGTAGGTTTTACACCGTTTTCAACTTATGAGTTTGTTATAGATGGCCAACGTCTATATAGAGTTATGAATAAATTTATTACAATTAAATATGAATATCAAGGAGACGAAGAAGCTTATAATCCAAGCTGGGCACAGAGCAGTTGAA